TTAAGTTGACGGAAGGTTGTTTTTTAAACCATCTTCCTATTGGTGCTTGAAACATATTCTTGAAGGAACGCCCAGTATTAATAAAACTCATTTTACTAATAAATTTTTTATTAGCTGGCAATGCAATTAATGATGATGCATTATCAATAGCTACAGCATCATTAACAGAATGAATAATCTGAAAATGACTTGGAATCTGTAAACCACCACAACTGCACAACTCAATGAACAATGTAATAAATGGACAAATTGTACACAAAACTGGAACCTTATATAAGCACTCATAAGTTACAGCTAGAAAACGTATAGAAACCAAGTAATATTTAAATATTAATTGGAACATTTTATTTACATCGTCTCCATCGTCACTATAATCGGGCCGTCTTAAATTAAAGAAAACAGCATAATAATAGCACATTGTGAACAACAAACATTTGTTCATTTTATAAAACAAGTTATATCTTGCTAATGAATAAGTCCTCTTATATGACTTACCCCTAGCATTACAATAAGCTCTGACATTATTTTCAACTCGTTCTGGTCTGAAATTCTCATGTATCATCTGACGACGTAAGATTTCTTCATGAAACCTAGGATCATCCATCATGTCATCAATTAATTTCTTAATTCCGACACCATCTTTAAAAAATCTACGATAATGAGATATCGTTTGATTTCTAACGGCTGGAGTATTATAATCAAATCCCTTCGTAACCGCTAGATAACCAGCATCACATAAACATTCGAACACCCTTTCCTCAGGGTTCATGTTAACAGCATTATGTTCGAAAAAACGGGCGTTGTTTTCAAATCGATCAGTGTCAACCCAAACAAGAGTTCCACAATCACTCGATCCATATACTTTATCTCTAGAATTCAGTAATGGAAGATAACCAACTATTTTCATAGCATGTCCACCGAAATTAAACATTCCTCTAACCTCAGCTTCATGATCAATCTTAACATTATACTCTCTAGTATTTCTACCAGTTTCGTAATTCCATAAATCGTATACTAACACTCCGTCTTTATGTGTTTTATCCTTGAAATATGAACATGCTTCTTTATTATGTTCATAAACAATGTCCTTCTCCTCAAGCTCGGCTTCTACTTCTGCGTCCAAGCTCGCTCTGATTAGTGAATCAGATTTTGTTCCCCGCGTACCTTTAACCTTAAGCTTTCTTCTCTTATTTCGTTCACATGTACAAGGAGAATTATTACAATCAGTACACAAATCGCGCCCTGTTATGACAGCAACCCAATCAGCAACTTCTTGATCGACAGCCATAACTCGCTGCCTTCTTTCATCACTTGTGTTACCGTTTAACGCGTGCATTAACTTATTGTGTAACCGTGCAGCCATTTCTCTGTCAGCTGCTAAGGTCCTCACAGCAAAAAGAGGATTGGGGCGAGTAGGAAAGTGTCTCAAGGTTAAATTATACGAATGCCACAGACAAAAATCACAATTATCTTCAAACATACATGAGAAACAATTACAGCCACAATCACCATAACGTTCCCTATCATTCAAACAAGCTTGGCAAACCTCAACTTTAACCTCATCAATATAAGCATTAAAGGATTCTGGGTCAGCTTCAGCTTCAACCTCAACAACCTCACTCAAGATTGGTCGTGCTTGTCGTCTCATCGCACCTGCAACCAATCCTGTTCTTTCTAAGCTAGTAAAATCATGAACGTCGCAGTCACGACAATCATTATCCAACTCGCAAGCCATACAGTCACAAAGGCACAAGCCGTTCGCCAAATGCCCCCTCATACAGCTTTCGCATGACAATTCATGCAAAAATACAACTTCATCATCATTAGTGATGAAGGTCAAACCTTGCTCATAACTATTGTTTGGTTGTGAGCTCAACCAATTTCCGGTATTCGCAGTAACATAAATAGCGTCTGATCACAAGTATTACTGAACTCGTGACCGACCGTTTCTTCCTCCAATAGAGTGCAATTGTAAACACACTATCAGGATCTTTGTTTATACACTAACAATATCAAATTGTTTAGGAATAACTCCGTTTTACTTATTAAACACTATTTCCAAACTCTAAAACTTTAAATGTAGTTGTCAAGTAATCAAATTAAGTTGAATAAAACATGCATGGGACTCAAACCCGAAACATGTAGAATGCATTACTATCATTAAAAACCCTCGTACGTTACCATTAAAGATAATTCGGAAACTGTGAAATTTTACATAAAATTTTATTAAACTTCAACAGAGACGAGAGATTGTACTAGGCACAGGCCCTAAATAAGACCACCCAGCACCCCAGCGATTCGAAATAATTCAAACAGGAAGACAAAAACTAAAATCATTTCACTCACTCTGGGTTCCTATACATGGCAGCTATAGAAATGTCAAGTCTGCCACGCCCCTTCCGCATTTTCAGCTACGGAAGAGGAGTTAAATGTAAAAGGGACATGTGAGTGCCCATCACACCAACAATCTGAAACTTGAAGGTGTAACCGACCAACTGGC